GTATCAGAATCTATACCACATCTTCGTAGGGGTGCTTTTAAGGACTTCTGCCAACTCCTAAAAGGTTTAGGTAGGTATAATGATAGCCAATTAAATAAAAGCGTTTTAAAGTACACGTTTACGAATGGTAGTTATATAGAATTTTTTAGTACAGACCAAAGCGACAAGCTACGTGGAGCAAGAAGAACAGACTTGTATATTAACGAATGTAACAATGTACCTTTTGATGCTTACAATCAGTTAGCAGTAAGAACATCAGGAACTTGCTGGTTAGATTATAACCCTTCCAGTTTATTTTGGGTAGACAAAGAAATAATAGGACAAGAAGATGCAGACTATATAACCCTAACATATAAAGACAACGAAGTACTTGACCAAACTATTGTAAAGGAAATAGAGAAAGCCAAAGAAAAGGGTAAGACATCTACGTATTGGGCAAACTGGTGGCGTGTATACGGTCTTGGTGAAGTTGGAAGTCTTGAAGGCGTGTGTATTCCTGACTGGAAAGAAATAGACAACATACCACAAGAAGCACGTTTGTTAGCTTATGGTATGGATTTTGGATATAGTGTAGACCCTACAACATTAATAGCACTATACAAATGGAACAATGCCTATATCTATGATGAAGTTCTATATAAGAAAGGAATGCTTAACAGGGACATTAGCAGGTTCTTATCACAAGCTGATATAAAGGAAAGTATTGTAGCTGATTCAGCAGAACCAAAATCAATAGCAGAACTGCAAGGGTATGGTCATAATATACACGGTGTAACTAAAGGTAGAGATTCAGTAGTATATGGTTTAAACCTAATGAACCAAAATGAAATATACGTAACAGCAAGAAGTAAGAACCTTAAACGTGAATTAGGTGGATATGTATGGGCAAAGGATAAAGAAGGTAACCAATTACAAAAACCATCAGGGTTACATCCTGACTGTATAGATGCTGCACGTTACGTATTAACAGACCAATTAGAAAACCCTAACAAAGGCGAGTATTATATTTATTAATTGTTAATTATTTGTTTATTAAATAAATAGTGTTATATTTGAGTATAATTAAAAACAAACAAAATGACAGAATTAATAAAAGAAATTAAAAAAATAAAACAAACTGATATGGATGGTGAATCTTTTTTACCTTATAAAAACTTAACAGAAAAAGGATTTATTAATAACGATACCCTTAAAGAAAGATTAAATAATACAAAAGATTTAATAAAAAAAGGTTGGACAATAAAATCATCAATTAACTATTACTTTTAAAAACACAGGGGGGGCAACCCCCTTTTTAATTAACCAATATTTATATTATGAAAACAAAGAATAGAATTGAAACCAGAATACTAAAAGCAATGTTTAGCTATAAGAATATAATAGTTGCTTCAGCTTGGGGATTAACAGCTTACGCTTCTATGTACGCTTGGATGTATTTAATAATGTTTATATTTGAATTATAGAATGCGACAAGCGTGTTGGTACGAAGAAATATATGTAGTGCAGAAACCAACGGTAAAAGGAACGTTTAAAGGTTCTGATGTTACCCTTCACATAGACTACAAAGGTAAGAACAAAGTAGAAGGTAATGGTACTACATACAAACAAAACAGTACAGTATTAGAAGATAAGATAGAAGAAGCATATCAATATGCATATAAAAGGTTTATATTAAAAGAATAGTTTGGGCAGCTTTAAATGTCTTTTCATTTTGTTAGTAGGATTAGGGGTTGCAGTAATGTGATCCTTTTTCTATTTATACAAATTACACTAAAAGTTATTGTATTAATATGAAGATTGAAATAAACGTACCTGATAGCCTAAAAGAAATTACATTAGGGCAATATCAAAAGTTTGAAAAGATAAACATTGACGAAAATAAGGATACTACGTTTCTGCTTCAGAAGATGGTACAGATATTTTGCAGTCTTGATTTAAAAGATGTGGCAACAATCAAATACAAAAGCGTACAGGAAATAGCACTACACTTAAACAAGGTATTTGATACAAAGCACGACTTAATACCAACCTTTGAAATAGGCGGTGTTAAATTAGGTTTTATACCTGTACTTGATGATATGACATTAGGCGAATATATAGACCTTGATAATAATTTAGGTGACTGGCAAACAATGCACAAAGCAATGAGCGTGTTATACAGACCAGTAACATTTAGCAAAGGACATAAATACCAAATAGAAGATTACAAGGGAATAGTAAATGATGAAGCTATGAAACAAGCACCATTAGATGTAGTCTTTTCTGCTTTGGTTTTTTTTTATCGTTTAAGCAACGAATTAACGAAAACTATCCTGAACTTTTTACAGAAAGAAACGAACAAGAAACTAACTACACAGCAGAAGCGAACTTTGGGGTTAAGTGGGGATGGTATCAATCCTTATATGGACTCGCTCAAAAAGATGTTGCCAGATTTGACACGGTTACTAAACTAAATGTACATCAATGCCTTATGTATTTAGCATTTGAAAAGGAAAAAATACAAATAGAAAAACAATTAATAAAACGTAGATGAAAGGTTTTTACAATTTAACAGATAAATTAAAAGATGCACTACTTGCAGAACCATTTGTAAATACAGTTACGTTTGGAAGTTTAGATGATGTAGATTTAAACAAGCAAACAATCTTTCCTTTGTCGCATATCATAGTAAATAATACAACTGTGGGTAGTAAGACTTTAACATTCAATGTAAGCATACTGGCAATGGATATAGTAGATATTAGTAAAGAAGCTACTACTGACATATTCGTAGGAAACGATAACGAACAGGATGTACTAAACACACAACTGGCTTTACTAACAAGAATAATAAACACCTTACAACGTGGTGATCTATATACAGAACTTTATCAGGTAGAAGGTGATGTAAACTGTGAACCATTTGTAGATAGATTTGAAAACAAGTTAGCAGGATGGGCAGCAACATTTGATGTATTAGTACAAAACGATATGACAATATGCGACTAAAGAAAACAGAAGCAGCATTAGAAGCATTTAAAAACTTTGTCATACAACAGGCACGTACAAGGTTAACTAAAAGCAAAAAGAACGTTTCTAAAGAACTTTATAATAGTTTAAAGGGTAATGTAAAGGCTATGCCTAATTCTATTCTTGTAGACTTTGAAATGCAAGATTACGGATATTACCAAGACAGGGGTGTAAAAGGTAAAACATCAACATACCCTGAAATAGCACAATATGGAACTTTAGCAAAATTTGGTTCAGGTAAAGGTGAAAAAGGTGGTTTAAGTAGTGGGATAAAAAAATGGGTTAAAGCACGAAGGTTTCAATTTAGAGATAAACAAACAGGTAAATTTATGTCTTATCAAAGTACAGCCTATTTAATAACACGCTCAATTTGGAATAAAGGAATTAAACCAAGTTTATTTTTTACTAAACCTTTTGAACAAGCATTTAAGAAACTACCTAATGAATTAATAGAAAAGTTTGGTTTAGATGTTGAAGATTTTTTAGCATATACATTAAAACAAGATAGATGAGTACAAAAATTAACATAAGAAGTCCATACTTTTTAGCATATACAGAACCTTCAATACCTACACCAGTTTTTGATTGCTTTATTGCTAACCCAAGAAACTTTACTATAAATCAACAAGGTATTATTACTTTACCTTCTTTAGATTTTGGTGTTATAACAGCACAAAATGCTGATAAGTATGCAACCGTTAGTTCACCAACAAGTAGAACACTTGCTATCACAATACAAATACCTGTAGGTTTTAGTAATACAGATACAGTTGGTTTTATTTCTTGTAATGTTATTGCAACTCAACCTGCTTTTGTCAATGGTACAACTTGTACAACAACAGTAACAAAGGATGGAAATATACCTGCTAAAACAATAACAGTAGGTGGTAATAGTTTAACAATAAATTTAGCATCTTTTTTTACAGGTGGTACAATAGCAGGTTTTAATATAATAAATGAGCATAGAAATTTAGTAACAACAAGTTTAAGTTCTTCAACATTAACACTTACATCTAATCAAATAGGTGGCACTAAAACTATTTTTGTAGAAGCATTTGATAATACAGCAAACACCTGTACAGCAGTTCAATCTATAGCAGTAACTGTTAACGGTTTATCAACTGCATTTAACTGTACTATTGCAAACCTTGCAGGTGGTGGTGGTGGTGTTTCACAAGCAGGTGTTATTACTAACCCACAATCAATAGCTGCAATTACAGGTATAAGTTTAACAAGTGGTGGTTCTTTAATTACAAGTGTTGCAGCAAATACTGGAAGTTCAGCACAAAATGTAACACTATTTTTTAAACTTACTGCACCAGTAGGATATACAAATGCAGGAGCAGTTATATTTTGTTCTAAAGTTTTTGCACAACAAGCAACAAATACATTACCTGCTTTTACTTGTGACATTGCAAATTTAACAGGACAAGCAATAACAACTAAAGGAGCAATAAACGTAGGTACAACACAAACAGGTACTATTACAGATTTCACACCTATTAGTTTTGCATCTGTAACAACAGCAACAGAAAGATCAGTAACCTATACGGTTTTAATTCCAAGTGGTTATTCTAATACAGGTAATGGTAGTCAAACAATATCTTGTGCTAAAACATTAACACAGCCCGCAGGTTTAGCAGACTGTGGTACTAACACATATTATATTTCAGCAGGTAAAGTTTCACCTACTGATTTTTGTGATGATACCTATACAACTTCAAAAGAATTACTTTCAACAGGTTCAACAATTAACGAAGGGTTAGGTGCTACAAGCTGTATAAAAGGTGCGCCATTTGCAGGTAAAGATTTATACTATGCGGTTAGCACATCATCAATTAATTCAGGAGCAGGGATTGGTGTAGGTACTTTTAAGGTATGGCAAATAGATAACAATGGAGTAATAACAGATGTTTCAATAGTAGGCTGTGATACAGGCGGTGGTGGAAGCGTTTCAAATTTATAATTATGTCAATAAAAACAGCAGCATTAAATCTATATATTTATGAAGGAACGCAAAATTCTTACATAGCAAGTGATTTAAAATACAGGATACAAAAAGAACGTATAAATAGTGATACTAAAATCAACTTTGAAGTTGCAGAATTAATAAGAGATTATATAGATCACAGTTTTAATAATGACTATGTTTCTAAATGTGTTTGGGTACTTGCCTATACGACATTGTTTGATGAAAATAATGAACCATATACTTACAGCAACCCACAAAGTAATTCATATCTTGCATTGGATGGTTATGGGTATTTTGAAGAAGGTATTAACCCTGAACTTTCAAGGGGCGCATTAATAAGTTCTAATGATATTTATTTATTAGAAGGTACAGCAGGAAAGTTACCAATATTTGCAGAAGGTGTTGGTAAAGTAATTATAGATTCTACAACTACACAAATAACAGACAATGGGAATACTAATCAAAAAATACAATACTTAACTGTACCTGCTAACAGTTCTACCATTAAAGTTTTTGCTACAAATGATTCTACACTTTTAAAAACCATTACAGTTACAAATGTATGTGAACCAAAATTTACGCCTTATAAAATTACTTTTGTAAATAAATTTGGTGTATATCAAGATTTGTATGCGTTTAAAAAAAGTACAGAAAACTTAAATGTAACTGATGAAAGATACAAACGTAATACGATTGTAAACAACACTACAAGCTACCCTACTTATTTGGGTCAAAGTGAAAGATACAACGTAAATGGCAATACTTCTATAAACCTTAATACAGGTTTTGTTTCTGAAGATATGAACCAAACAATAGAAGAATTATTTTTATCTGAAAACGTTTGGATAAGATACGATGGTCAAACATTACCAGTTATACCTAAAACTAAATCACTACAATTTAAAACGAGTGTCAATGATAAATTAGCAAATTATACAATAGACTTTGAGTTTGCATTTAATAAAATTAATAGTGTACGTTAATGTTACAATTACAACTATATATAAAAGAACAAGGTGAATCTTCATTATTTCAACAAGTTGAATTATTTAAAGATGAAAGCATTGTTTTAACCCAAGCCATTCAAGATGTAAAAGATATTGAAAAGATATTTGCAGACTTTACAAAAACATTTTCAGTACCTGCCAGTAGAATAAACAACAAAGTTTTTAAACATTTTTACAATTATAATATATTAGATTTTGATGCAAGAAAGAAGTTTGAAGCTGAACTTTTTTTAAATCATAAACCTTTCAAAAAAGGAAAGATTAAACTGGAAGGTACAACTACAAAACAAAATAAACCAAGTACTTATAGGTTAACCTTTTATGGTAGTAGTATAAATTTAAAAGATGTTATTGGTGATGATACATTAAGTGCTTTAAAAATGATTACATCTGATTTTACTTTTACTTATTCAGATGCAAACATAAAAACGTATTTAAGTAATGGTTTAGATATAACATCTAAATTAGTAACATATACAGATGCAATATTATTTCCATTAATATCACATACAAAAAGATTAGTATATAACACAGCAGATTCTACAGCAAACACAACAACGCAAAACAATATAGCTTTTGAAAATGGAACGCAACACGGATTAGAATTAAGCCAATTAAAACCTGCATTAAGAATATACCCTATTATAAAAGCTATTGAATTTCAATATGGCTTAACTTTTAGTGAAGATTTTTTTAATAAAACAAACTTACCTTTTTATAATTTATACTTATGGTTACACAATAAAACAGGTGGCTTATTTGAAGATGAAGGTAATATTACACCAGTAGGTAATTTTAAGGTTATAGATTCTGATAGGGATGTAATAGATTTGAGAAGTAATTATTTTAAAACACCGCCCAATAATATATCTTCACGTTTATCAAATAAAGAAAGACAATTAGATGTAACAATTGTACCAAACAATAATGCAGTTAAATATAATTTTATAATATATGAAAATGGTAACATCTTCCAAAGATATGATGATTTAACTGGTGAATTTAAAGACATTAGAAATTTAGTATTAAGTCGTGGTGATTATAGTTTTGGAATTGAAACAGATACGCCATCAACTTATGCTGTTAAGTTTTTTGTAAAACGTGATAAAACAGGTAGTAAGGCTATTAGTTGGACTGGTGACT